CCTTCCGCGGAGACCCGTGCAACAAGTTCGACCGGCGCAGGTTCTCGGACCTGAACCCGGACGCACAGAACGCCGTTCGAGCCCGTGCCTCAGTCCTGTACGACGGAACCCGGACGCTGTCTCGATGCTGGACGATAGCTCTCGATGAGGCCGCCGACTGATCCCACCAGACCATCTGTCACACCCCCCACAGAAACGGCCCCCGGACCTCTCCCCCGGGGGCTGTTTCTTTGTTAGGCTGGACCTATGACCACTACCACAAGCAGCTACCTGAGACTCGCGGACGCGATCCGCGACGCCGAGTCCGAGACCGAGGGGTCCGTGCCCTGCGTGGCCGCTCCCATGCGCTTCGACCTCGACGGCCGGGTGCACGTCAACACGATCAAGCACTGTGTCAAGCAGTGCCGCGGGTGCCCGGTCCTGAGCCTGTGCCAGGACTACCTGCGCGCCGAGCTGCGCGCCAAGCGGGTCCCGGTCGGGGTCATGGCCGGACGGAGGTTCGGGCGCTCATGACGATGACGATCAAGGGCGAGATGATCACCCGCGGCGACATGGTCACCGCGACCTTCGACGCCAAGCCGAAACCGATCATCATCACCGGCACCGTGGTCCGCGACGCGCTCGGCTGGTGGGTCGGGATGTACCAGCTCGACGGGCCGGACCTGATCGAGATCGAGTGCGTGACGGGTACTGGCGGTACCCTGTGACCTAGCGTGCTGCTGGTTACGGACCGGGCCTCGAAGACGAGACGAACGGGGACCCGAGATGCCCGTATCGCAGAACGGTTACAGCGCCTGCAACGAGGACCAGATCAAGACGTGGGCGATCTCCGGCACCAGCCGCAAGGTTCGGTTGCGTGCCGGGGATCCCGGGTGGCTGCTGGCCCACTTCGCGTCGTGGTTTCACAAGCACGTGGAATCGATCGACTCTGGCCAGCTCGATGACTGGGGCTACAACTGCCGCGACGTGCGCGACGGCGAGGAGCTGTCGAACCACGCGTCCGGGACCGCGATCGACCTGAACGCGCTCAAGCATCCGCGCGGGGTCCGCAACACCTACACCGCGGCGCAAGAACGGGCCATCCGCGCCCAGCTTGAGCTGTACGACGACTGCGTCCGCTGGGGGGAGGACTACGTGCGGTCCCCGGCCGACGGGATGCACTTCGAGATCGTGCGCCCGCTGGCCGCGGTCTCGGCCGTCGTGGACCGGATCGAGAACGGCACCGACCGGACCACGAACCTCACGATCGCGTTGCAGGCGATCCAGTTCGCGCTGGCCGGTCGCAAGATCACCGACTCCTACCTCGCGGACGCGCGCCAGTACCTCGCGCACCTGCGGTCGCGTCGGATCATCACGTCCACTACTGAGATGTCGTGGGACGCCGCCAACGCGGCGAACGACCTGGCCAACAGCTCGCGGCATATGCACGACGCAGTCACCAACCACCAGGAAGCCGAGCACATCGCCCCCGACGGGATCTTCGGGCCGGTGACCGCGCGGACCCTGAAGCGATTCGGGTACATCCCGATCGGACTCGACGGCCGACCGCTGTGACAGGAACGGATTTGGTAGGTACCAACTCCGGAACTCCCGCCGATTGGAGCGACGGGACGCACGGCGACGCGGTGCGCAAGGGCATGCGGCGTCCGGAGCCGGACGAGTGGACCGACGGCACGCAGGCCGAGTGGGAACCACCGCAGAAGCCCGGCCCTCACCGACTGAGCGGACGGGTCCCTCGCATCCTGACCCCGGACCAAGAGGACAAGTGCGCGCAGCTCGCGGCGCAGGGATGGACCTATAAGCGCATCGGCAAGAAGCTCGGGGTCAGTCAGCAGACCGCGATGCGCTCGGTGCGCCGGACCCTGGAGCGTTACCACTCCGACAACTGGTCGGACCTGCGGGTGTTCGTGGCCAAAGAGTCGCAGAAGCTGGACCGGTTGCTCGCGGTGTACATGCCGAAGGCGCTGTCGGGCGACAAGGAGGCCACGGTCCTCGTGCTGCGCATCCACCAGGCGTTCGTCCGGCTGGCCATCGCGGGCGGCTACACGGCGCCGAAGCGGTCCAAGATCACCGTCGAGGTCAGCAACCGGCTCGATGGCGAGATCGACAAGCTGATGAACCAGTTCACCGCTGCCGAGGACGAGGCGCGTCTGCAACTGGGTCCGGCGTACCGCACCGACGCCGAGGAGCGGGAAGAGGCCGACGACCTTGAGTACAGCAGCGATTGAGCAACCGTGGCGCTATTGGTCTCCGGACGCCAAGCAACGGTTGCGGGACCGGCTGGCCGAAGCCAACGCGAAGCTCGGGCACGTGCTGTGCGAGTACGACGACCCGGGACAGATGGCCGTCGATCTTGACCGGCGCACGGTCCAGCGTCCGCACCTTGTGCCGATCGATGAGACCTTCCGCGACCTGAACGACGGCGTCATCGACCGGGCGATCATCACCACGCCACCGCAGGTCGGCAAGACACAGCGGGGTGCGGTGTGGGGCACGTTCTGGTGGATGGCCAAGCACCCGAACGATCCGGTCATCCTCACGTCGTACGGCGCGGACCTCGCGGCGTCTCGGGGGCGCATGGTGCGGTCCCTGGTCTCGCAGTACGGCGCCGCGTTCGGGCTGCGGCTGGCGACCGACCAGTCCGCGCGGAACAACTGGCACACGACGTCCGGCGCCGTGATGCGCACCGGTGGCAACGACAGTGGTCTTTCCGGAGAACCAAGTGCGTTCATGGTCATCGATGACCCGCACAAAAATCGCGCCGAGGCGGACAGCCCGCAGAAACGCAAGCAGATCATCGACACCTACAGCAGCTCGCTGTTGTCACGGCTGCGGCCGGGCGCACCGATGCTGATGATCCTGACCCGGTGGCACGATGACGACCTCGCGGGCTACGTGCTGAAGGAAGAAGGCAGCGAGGCTGAGGGCGGCCGGTGGCGGGTCCTGCACCTACCCGCGGTCGCGGACCCGAAGTTCGGGCCGGATCCGCTGGGCCGGGCGCCGGGGCAGCCGCTGACGCATCCGTTCATCGACCCCGACGCCCCTGACGGCACCGACGCGGCAGCCAGGCACTGGCAGGAGAAGAAACGCACGTCGTCGGTGCGCGACTGGCACTCGCTGTACCAGGGCGACCCGCAGCCGTCCGAGGGCAGCCTGCTGACGCAGGAGATGATGGCCGCTCGTCGCGTGGCCCCGCCGCCGATGTCGGAGATGTCGCGGGTCGTGGTCGCGGTGGACCCGTCGGGTGGTGGCCGCGACGAGGCGGGAGTGGTCGGCGGCGGGCTGCTGGGCCACGGCACCACGTCCAAGCTGTGGTGGACCCACGATCGGTCGGGCCGGATGAGCGCCGATCAGTGGTCGCGCGAGGCGTGTCTGCTGGCGGCTGAGATCTCCGCGGACGTGATCGTGTTCGAGCACAACTACGGTGGCGACCAGGCGCACCTGATCATCCGCACTGCGTGGGATGCGCTGCAGCGTGAGGGCGAGATCCTGCCCGACCGTCTGTGCCCGATGATCGAGGCGGTGCACGCCAAGCGCGGCAAGAAACTGCGCGCCGAGCCGGTGGCCCAGCAGGTCATCGAGGACCGGATCCGGATCGCGCCGGGGCTGCTCGACCTGGAAGCCGAGTGGGTGACCTGGCAGGCAGACAGCAACTGGTCGCCGGGCCGCATCGACGGGAGTTGCTACATCGCGTACAAGCTGTTGGCGATCCCGGGATCGGACGCGATGATCTCGGTGCTGACCGACAAGCGGATGTCGGAGATCACCGGCGGCCGGACCGCGGTCACGCAGCGCCGGATCGTGCGCTAACTACTCAGGCACTTGACTACGGGGGCAGGAGGCACTAGGTTCGATCTACCACTACTCAGTACGGGAGAGACCATGCGATTCTCAGATCTGAAGACCGGCGTCGTGTACGCCCATCAGGAGTCTGTCGCCTACGGCTTGGCGGTTCAGATCGTGGTGCTGGACACCGACACGATGTGGAACTGCTACTACGGCGGGTTGTCTTCCACTCGCAGATGGTCGAGAGCGTCCACCAAGAAAGCATCCCGGAGCTATTCGAACGCGACCGGCGTTCTGGTTCTGGAGCCGATCCGCGGCTCGAAGCCGCACGACGACGCGTTGCTGGACGCCGCGAAGAGGGTCGATCTCGCGGATCCGCAGGCGCCCGAGGGCTTCACGCTCACCGTCGTCAACCAGACGCACATCCGCTCGACGTACGCCGAGTACGAGGCCGAGCAGAAGGTCAAGCGGGAACAGCAGCGGGCTGCTCGTGAGCACGCCAACGCCGTCGAGGCTGAGCGTTGGGATCTGGACCGGCGGGTCCGGAAGCTGGCGGCCAAGCTCAGTGTCGATCTGCCGCGGTACAGCAACAGCGACCGGGCGTCGATCCGCAAGATGCTGGACCTTCTGATCCGGCTAGCGAAGGCGGAAGGCGTCGAGTCATGACGATGCCGGTAGCACTCCCCGCGCCGCGGGCACTGCACCCGTCGCTGGTGCCCGTGCTGCCCGAGGCCGATGCCGCGATCGAGGGCAGCATGCTGCCGTGCGGCTGCCACATCCCGGTCTGGGCGTCGCACGACGCGGTTCTGTGCGCTAAGCACGAGGCCGAGCTGCAGGCGCGGATGGTCCGCGATGACTGACCCGTTGCGGCATCACGACATGACCGTGTTGCGGCTACTCGCGTTTCACACCGAGCAGCCGTCCTGGCTGATCGCGACGCCGAGTGGTGCCGCCCGGCTCTACGTCTGGGCGCACTTCACCGGCAAGTGGACCTTGGGCGGGAACTTGCTCCCGGTCACGGTCGCCCGGCTGTGGAAGGGTGGAGCGGTCACCGTGCACGAGCCGTCCGATGTCCCCGACAGTCTGCGGGAGTTGTGCGGCACGTTCATCGGTTGCCGAATCGAGTTGACCGACGTCGGACAGAGGATCGTGTCATGAACGGCTTCCGAGACGAACTCTGGTTCCTGTCCAACTTCTACCCGACCCCGGTGCAGATGTGTGGATACCGGTTCGCCACCCTTGAGCACGCGTTCCAGGCGTCCAAGAGCACCGACCCGTGGGAGTGGCGTCCGTTCCTTGACCCCCTATGCACTCCGACCGAAGCAAAGCGCCAGGGCCGGGCCCTGGAACTGCGGCCGGACTGGGAAGCCGTCAAGTACAGGATCATGTGCCGGTTGCTGGCGTCCAAGTTCACGATGTCCACCTATCTCGGGGACCTGCTGATCTGGAGCACCCCGCCCGAGCTGGTCGAGATCAACACCTGGCACGACCAGGAGTGGGGTGACTGCGTGTGCCCGAGGCACGCAGGAGAGCCCGGTCAGAACTTGCTCGGGCACGCGCTGATGCAATTGCGCACCTACCTGGCGGGCGATCTGCGATGAGTGATCCGTTGATCCGGCGCGGCACCGCGGCTGCCGTGCTGCTGGTGGCCGCCATCGCGGCGCTGGTCTCGTTCGTCCACATCCGCGACCTGGCGATGGACTACGGCCAGACGCCGCTGGCCGCGTGGCTGCTGCCGGTCTCGATCGACGGGACCGTGGTCGTGGCGTCTCTGGCGATGCTCAGAGCGGCCCGCATCAAGATACGTACACCCCGTCTGGCGCGTGGCATGCTCGGGCTGGGCGTCGGGGCCACCCTGGCGTGCAACGTCGCGTACGGCGCCGCACACGGCGTTCCCGGGGCGCTGATCTCAGGCTGGCCCGCGGTCGCGTTCATCGGCTGCGCGGAGCTGGCCATCGGCATGGTTCGGATCACGAAACCGCGGGAGCCGAAACCGCGGGAGCCGAAACCGGCAGCAGCAGCCCCGAAGCCGGAACCGGCAGCTCCCCGGCAGAAGCTGCACAGCGTGCCCGAGGCAAGCAACGGTACGCGCTCGAAGGTGATTGCGGAGCTGCGCGAGATGGCCCCCGACGACCGGCCGTCCGGCGCCGAGCTGGCGCGGTTGCACGGCGTCGATGCGACGACGGCGCGGCGCTGGCTGCGCGCTGCGGCAGGATGACCGGCATGACTCAGATGACCCTCCCCGAGTACCTGCGAGCCCGGCTGACCGAGGAGCGTGCCGAGATTCTCGACGTCTGGCGCGTCCGTCCCGAGGCGGGCTTGGATGAGATCCAGTTGATGGGAGACATCGTCACCGTGCCCGAGCCCCGTCACCGACACCCGGTGGCGGGGCTCTTGCGTTCCCGGAACAGCATCTGTTAGGTTTGACCTATGACCACTACCAAGGTTTCCGAGACCGGCGCCCAGTTCAACAACTTGCAGACCATCACGACCTCCGCGGGGGACTTCGCGGTTGAGCAGCGTAACGCTGGCTTCGCGGAGAACGACGGCCGGTGGATCGTTACTCATCTCGGGGACCTGTACTGGCGTCACGGCGAGCTTCACCGTCGCGCCCGGTCGGTTTTCCTGGGCGTGTTCGACACGACTGCCGACGCTGACGCCGCGATACGGAACGCTCAGCCCCTTCCCGAGGACGACCACGCTGTCCGCTAAACCCTGGTCCCGCGACCCCTGACCCGGGCCGGGGGTCTTGCGTTCACGGACGGCACCTGCTAGGTTCGACCTACTACCTAGACGAGAGGCCACGGCCGTGAACACCTTCGAACGGACCACCAAGATCGAGACCGACCTACTGTGCACCTTCTCCGCTGAGGAATTGCGAGCGATGTGGCGCAAACTCCGGGCCAGCGACCCCGAGTCGTACCTGATCACCCTGATCGAGCAGGTTGGACACGGTCTGACCCACCCGCTGGGCGTCCGGACCGAGGGCGTGGATCACGAGTCGCTGGAGGCGTTCGTCAACCGGCCCCGCCCGCAGCTCGGGAGGCTGGCGGTCAAGGTCGCCGCCCCGACCGCCCCGGCCCCGGCGGTCAAGATCCCGGCTGGCCGGTACGCCGTCGAGACCAACGCCGGACACTTGGCGTTCTACAAGGTGGACACCCCCACCGAGGGCCGTTGGGCGGGCTACACGTTCGTCACGCAGCAGACCGGCGACACCGAGACCCCGATCAAGGCGCGGAACATGCGGGAAGGCATCCTGGCGCAGATCGCAGTAGACGTGCAGGGCGCGATGGAGCGCTACGGTCGGGAGATCGGCTCCTGTGGCCATTGTGGGCGGACGCTCACCAACGAGGAGTCCCGCGAACGCGGCATCGGCCCTGTCTGCGCAGACAAGATGGGTTGGTGAGCCCCGAGCCCGACCCCCGACCCGAGACAGGGCCGGGGGTCGTTTGGTGTCCGCCTTCGGTAGGCGTAACCTAGCTAGAGCACACGACTACTCGACCACTGCCCGGAGCTGCCATCATGAACGACCAAGCTGCCAAGCTGCCAGGCTGGCTGACCGCCCCTCGTCGGTCGTCATCCTGGTCGCCGAATCCGGCTCTGACCTGCGGAAACACCCGAACGACCGCTCTGCCAAGCTGCCAAGCTGTCAGGCTGGAAACCCGGCCCTACGCGCGCAGGCGCGCGAGCCGATGACAGTCACGTGGGTCTTGATGGCCCTGATCGGTTTCGGTCTCATGTGGGCGCAGCGGTACACGCCAGGCTGGGCCGACTTCGTGCTCAGCCGCGGCGCCGGGCTCGTGTTCCTCGGTGGCGGGGCGCTCGGCGTCTCCGGCACGGTCGGCGGCTGGATCCGGGACCTGTTCGCCTGGTCGTTCGAGCAACTCAACGCGCTTAGCTCCTGGGCGCTCGGTTTCGGCGCCGCGCCCGTAGCCGCGTTCGCGGTCTGCATCTTGTGGGTGCTCGGCATGGTGCCCGGCAAGCTGTTCAAGTGGGACCCGCCCGACTGGCTGATCTACGCCGGGCTGCTGCTGCCGATCGTGGCCGCCGCGGTGCCCGGCGGGACGGGCGAGGGCTTCCGGGAGCTGTTCGCCTCGCTCGGGCAGCAGACCAACGAGCTGGTGGGCGGGTGGCTGCGATGAGCACCCTGTTGCCCGGTGGCTGGGCGTTCCCAACGGTCACTGCCCGGAAGATGCACTGGTTCCCCGAGGGAGAGGACGGCCGGATGCGCAGCCTCTGCAGGCTTTACGACTACTGGTCGGTGGTCAGCTCGGAACTGCATCCCGAGATGCCTAAGCCCCGGTTCCGGTGTCAGGACTGCGCCCGGGGATTGGAGACCTCGTGATCGAGATGCTGATCCTTGCCGCCATCGTCGGTTACGCGGCCGTCGCGCCCGACCGGGGCACCCTGTGGCTGACCCGGGGGCTGTCGGGCGGAACCCGGCTCACCGTCACCGGTGCCCGTGCACCCGCGCGCCGGGGATCGAGATCTCGCAACCACCCGAAGGGTCTGAGTGCCCGCACCCGATTCATCATCGGCTTCCGGGCGGGCACCGAGCGAGCGCGTGCCCGGCGGGCAGCGGGCACCGATATCTGGTCCCGGGCAGCGGGCATCACCGGTCGGGTAGTGGGCACCGCGACGGGCAGCGCTCGCAATGCCCGGTCCTGGTACCGCGAGCACTCCGGACCGGTCATGTTCGACCCCATGCCCGAGCCCGCACCTGACAACCCGGACAACGTGGTCGATCTGACCGCCCGACTGAAAGAGAACACGATGCAGACGACCGAACTCGCCACGCTGGACCAGTTGGAGACCGAGGTCACCAAGGCGCTCGCCGCGTACCAGGAAGTGGCGACGATGATGGACGACTACGCCAAGTGGGCCGCCGCGCTGCCGGAGCGGTGGCAGGGGCAGCCCTGGGGCACGCAGGGGCTGGACGACGCCGTCACGTCGCTGGCCGAGCACCTGGGCTCGTTGAAGGTGCCGGACATCAGCGAGCACGAGGCGAACCTGCGCGCCCGGATCGCAGAGGCGCGGTCGCTGGCCGAGCAAGCCGACTCGGTCAAGGCGTCCGGCAACGTCGAGAGCTTCCGG